ACGGACATTCGCAGGTAAACCCACCGTCAAGCAATTGCTTCACCTTATATTCAACCCCATACTTACTGTATGAAGGCACTTCAAACGTGTGCAATGCAGTACGGCCATGGTTGCCATAATTGGCAATACGCTTCAAAACATTGCGTAGACGAGTAATCTCATTCAAATCTTCTACGTTATGTTGCTCTTGTTCAGGTTCTAATGCATCATCAATTAGCGATACTACAATTTCACCAAGTTTGTTCAATTTAAGTTCATGTTGTCTATTCATATTTTCCTCTTTATAATTGCTCATAGCTGTAACCCCGCCATTACAGCCTCTGCTTTTGTTTTATCGTGTTCCACTAAATAGCACATAGTAGAACTCGCACTTTTATGTCCTAAAAATCCTTTTACTTGTCCTAAGCTTTGACAATGATCAAACAAAATCATTGCCGCCGAATGCTTAAGTTGATGAAAATGAACCTGTTTAGATCCTTTTGGTGGGTTCTCTAATTGTAAACCAGCTTCGATTGCATACTTTTTGATAAACTGGTCGGTACGTTGACGAGTCCAGTTAAACAACAGTTCATTAGGTTTATCTTTAGCCATTGCTATCAACGGTGTTTCATCAAATATAACATCCTCCGGGCACAAATGCAATGGTTGAGTTGTAATTTCAGATCGTTTAAGCCTTTTTACCGTCAATTTACCATTAAAAATTTGATGTCCCCTAATTCCTTTAGAACCACAAACTTCTGATGATCTAAGGCCATGCCAGAAACCAGTAATAAGGCTTAAATGATGCAGTTTGTTATGGTTGTAAGCTATCGTAAATAGCTCACGAAGTTGCGTTTTGTTTAAATAGTCCATAGCTGTATAAACACCGTTTCCCTTAAAAAGTTTCGGTTCGGTACAAAATTATTTCCCATCCAGCTTCAATTATAACGTACTCGATACGCTTTGTCAAGCTCTATTTTTTAAATAGTGTCAAGCAAGAGATCATAGCGACCATACCCCACCCAAAAGATGCCATTACAGCTAACAGCAACGGATGAACATGACTAGGGGATGCCAACGCAAGCCTAGTAGACAAATAATCTCCTGCTTGTAGCACTGCGAATACTAGCAGAGCATACCAGCGCCGGGGATTATCGGATTGATCTTTAGTCCACATTGTTGTAATGCCTTTGTCTCTTAAGTATTTCCATAATAGGCGTACTAAATACGCCTATTAAAGCTGCACTTAGAATATTGCCTCCATCAATTTACCAGCAGCTATATCAACAGCAGTACGTTCATCGGCATAAGGTAGGATCTGACTATATCTAGTCAATCCTTGTACCATACCCCAAATACTACGTGGTGAGCCATCCTGTTCCTGATTCACAGCTTCATAACCAGCTTCCAGAACCTTACGACTCAACCCTAAATTACGTTGAGCAAACAATTTATCCAATACAGCATCCTTATCAGTTCCCAAAAAGATGGTCTTAGACTCTGCAATTTTAGATTCTTGTTCGGTAGCAGAAGATTCAAGATATTCACTAAGTTGCGCCTGATAATGGCCCCAACGTTCGTGAGCATTACCGACGTGACGCACCCTAATTTCCGTAAGTTTAGATGCACCCCAAATAATGTGATTGCCACACATACCACGATATAGGAAATGCATAAACTTCAAACTAGAGGCTCCTACTTCACTGTTAACCACGATAGTTCCACGCTTCAAACCATCAGGATTGCCAGCTTCGGCAACACGATAATTATCATTGCAAAGGAACACAAACATATCATGATCACTTGCATACAACGGCGGATTATCAGTATCCTGTTTGTTCCAATCAGGCATCGCAGGATTCCAACCGTCTTGCTGCAATCCTAGCAAGCGTTGTGCAACTTCCCAATTCCAAATACGAGTATACTTGTCACTAGTAAATGATCGAAGCAACAATGAACCATTACTATGAAACAATAGATTCACATTTTTCTGTTCATCAGCAGGGGTGTATTCTTTTAGCCCATGGTTAAGATTCTGACAGGCTAACGTTGCAGGTAAATTGCGAAGATAGTTAGCGGGAGCACCAACACGCGCACACAATTGACCAAATGACCAATGAGTGAATCGAGCAGGAACATTTTTTTTGCCAATAAGGGTAACGTCCCCATTATCAGCTTCTGTCCTAACAGAATCAATAGGAACTACTTGCTCCTTGGCAGTTTCATAATATGCTTTAGTTGCATTGTAAAGTTCCTCAACGGTTTTGAATTTCTCATCATCAGGGCGAGTAGCCCATTGCTTATTCGCTGTAAATAGATTCATTTTATCCTTTCGACTGTGCCTTTCGGCTACCGTGAATTGTCCAGCGGCATTTTCTGCCTTACACTACGTTAGATGCTTTTAATGCCTTGAGGATTCAACTTTTTTCAAATATTTTCTAAGCTGTTTGTTATCAATAACTTCGGTAGATAATTCTCGCAGCGACAACTGACCGTCTATATACCCTTCTAGGTACTTTTTTGGCATTAACTTAAAAATAACGTCTGTACAAGTAGTCGCTCCATCAGCAAATCCTTGGTAATATGCTTTCATTTTATTTCCTCATAAAGTCTATTGATATCATTGTAAAATTGCTTCCACAATTTAGAACCATGTAAGATTCCCGTTCGGTTATACACTTGTGCCATTACTGCCAGTGTTTCATCAATTACTAGCAGTTTATCTACACCAGTGTTACCAGCACGATATTCATCTATAAAATGACCTAAATAGTCACTAATAGGTTCTACTTCTGCTAATAGTTGCTGTTGATCTAACACAGCGAATGTAACAGCAACATTATCAAATAGTCTTTCTTCTCTTACCTGCTTCTGTAGTTCCTTTAATACTCTATGAAACTTTGCATGTTGTATTTCATGGGCTAACCCTTCGGACTCATAACCTACTGGAATACCCATAGGGTATACATAAATATCATCAAAATCAGACTCAGTGGTACGTGTCCAACAACCGGGAGTCGAACCCTCTAACCCTTGTTTGGCTAGTTGTCGCTGTAAATTCTCATCAAGGAAAAAACAAACATGCACTTTGTTACAATCGTATCCTTGATAATTTGCTTCCGCTTTAAATTGTTCGGTAGTCCATTTTGTTGTTTCGATCATTCGCCCACACTCCCATTAAATTTTCTAGCACGTTCGGCAAAGCATGTATTACAAGGACACAATGGCCCATGATCATCTGACTCTCTTAGATACTTATAGGGTATATGTCCGCCTAAATGTCCCTTCGGTAATCCACACTTGCGCCCATTGAATAAAAAAGGACATTGTTCGGTATCTTTTACATGTAATGTAGCCGATCTAAGGTTCGGACAATCTCTATAAAACATGTTATGACAATTACAATATATTTTCATTATATCCCCGCAATCTGGACGAATCCACTAGCATCTTTTTTTGCCTTACCCTTAGCACGTAGCCCAACAACTACACCTTGCTCGTCTAAGAATCGTAGATCGGAAATGTCACCATCTACTACTTTAAATCCGTGAAACTCGTTCGGCAATGGTTCACCTTTGATTCTATCAAATACCACGGCAACATTCATACCATGGCCTAGCACATCTAATGCCTCAGGCATATTCGATTCGCTGAGACTAAATGTTACATGATAGTTCGGTAATGTCCTAGCATATGGCCGGGGTATCTTAGTGTAATCGTAGAATTGCACATTAGGAAACTCACGCGCCATTTGTAAGGCAAGCTTCGGCAGATCACTCGTGCCATTGATACGCACGGCGGGAATCATGTTCACCTTGTTAGCTTTACGCACTAATGCCTGTATATCATAGCGTAAGCTGTTGATAAATGATTCATTATCATTTACCATAAAATGTGTTTTATTGATTCGTGCTTGGGTGATCGTGGCACGATACGCTTGATTACCAGCAGTAAATAGACAGGCATCCCGGCATCCCTGCGTACTCTTAGGGCATACGTTGATTATGCCTGAGACATTAGCAGGTGCAAGATACATGATTCCAGTCATGTAATCTTTTTTCTCGCCCTTTACAGTCTTAGGGTCTACTCCGATGGCGAGTAATGGATGATAATTGTTCGGTTTCATGATTATTAGATGCCAGTAGAGCCTATAAGATTCAAAATCTTATAGGCTCTTAGGTTAGCTCACTTTCTTAATTAGGTTATTTTCCATTGTTACACTGGCGTACCATTTACGATTATAGGGAGACGGCCCTACTACGCAAAAAGTACCGTTCGGTACATATTCAGCACCAAACACACTAGTTTCTACATAGCGCAACGGTTTGCCGACGTTTTCCTTTAGTGCTTTCTTAGTGGGATAGCTTGCACCCATCATAACATTACTCTCCATTTAGGTTAGATACCTAATAGGATGCATAGATTCTACAGAATGAATGGGTGTTGATATTCCTAATGTCAGAATCTACATTAGGCACCATGACAGTTTTCACCCTAGCCTCAGTGAGACTCATTCTTTTATACACCCTATTAGGTACTCTGCTAGTAACTGGTTAATTACTAGCAGAGTGTTTTTTTACGTACTGAATACGCTTACTCAGTCCGCCAAATACGCGCACCCAAGGTTTCGTCGCCAGCTTCATCCGTTACAGTAAAAGCGGCAACGGTAAATCTGCGACTATCCTTTGCCTTATCGAATCGTTTTTCCGCACTGTAAGCAGTACGCTTCAAAGTGATAACAGCATCCCCATTAGCAGATTCACTGTTCGGCACGAAAAAGCTTTGTCCTACTTCCAGCTTAGAGAACGGATACTGCTCGCCACGTCCCTTACGTGTACTCTTTTCAGGTACAGCAATTCCTGATTCAATCTCGAAACTCATATTGTCTCCATTAGGGTTAGTTACCCTATAGGGTAGAGTACAGGTGGGCCGATCTTTCAAGGGATTTCTAAGTTGTTGCGGCCTATCCCTCTACCATAACTCTACCCTATAGGACAACTAAATTCTGTTGTCCTATACTAGCCTACTTGCTTAGATGTTCCTCACTATGTTAGATGCTAAATGGTTCGGCAAGATTCAAAATTAAACTACCATTCCGATGATATCCTGTATCTCATTCCAATCAAACCAGTTATCATCTATGTAGATTCCTTTTTGATTCTCACTGATACTATTAAAAATTCCTTCGGCATTATCGGAGTTATCATAAGAAACTACATGCCGTAGAAATTCCAATGGTTCCAATTTGAAAATGGTTTCATCCTGAGTGTTATCATAACCTTGGCTGTAGTCATCATATAAGCGATAGCCAAAGGATTTATGTTCGCCCGGATAATTACTAAAGGTACAGCGTTGCAATGCTGCTCGATTCGCCATAACTTGTTCGGCCCTCCATTCGTTCGTTCAAAATTCGTTCGGTACTACTTACATATGGTTAGATTCTAAAATGTTCCTGAGGATTCAACTATTTTTCAAGTAGTGCTACTACTAGGTAGATAACAATACTATTAGTAGCAATACTACTACTATTTACCACTTTAGTCTGGGAAAACATTTACCCACTGTAACTCCTTTAGAATCAATAGAGTGTAAAAGTTTACCCTATTACTAGGTAAAATTGTGCATATATATTATTAGATGCTAAAATAAGTACTTTAGATTCAACAATAAATTTTGGCAACTGGTTTGCACTAGGGAAAAGTGTAGTTTAGTTGTCGTGGGTCGCCTAACCCCAGTGATCTAGTCTAGTAGATGGGTCACAAGGCTAATCGAGAGTACCTGCAAACTGACTACAGGCAATCGGAACATAGCCATTGCCGAAAACCTTAGATCATAGGCGAACCCAAACAACGGTGAAACAACCTATTAAGGTAAATGAGATTACCTAATAGACTGTTACGAGCGTAAGATATCGGCCAAGCTTGCATCATGCTTGTTGAATCTTAGCCTAACAGTCTATCAGCTAATCTTAGGGGGTACTATGTACACTGAATTAGTTGCATCTGCTTATTCAACAATCGAAAGGGAAAACAATGATCACTAACTCAAAACGTTTTAATGTGGCCTTGCCAGTTTGTACCAAGCATAGCAGCTATAACAGCCAGTGTTATAACTGCTACCAAGTGGCCGATTTTCTCGAAAGGGAAAAGCGCGAAGCTTTGGCAACCAGCAAACAACTAGCGGCATTGCAAACTGTTGTTAATAGCAGGATAGTAACTCCTGTTGGTTTGCCGATTCCGCTCGTTTCCAAAGCAATGCGGAAATTAGTTTAGTTATCCATTAGCCTAGTGATTGCGACATTAGGCTACTAGGCAACTAGCCTACTTGGAGATAAAATGGATTACACTTTAGTAGTTAATGGGTGGGAAGTAACTGGAATTGCGGAATCTGTGGAAATTGTCAATGGAATATTGAATATCTCACATTCCGATGGTTCTAGCCATAATGTCACACTGAGTGACGTTGACAAATTTGAAACGGAGTGTTTCTAATGCGACTATTTGCACCTCCAGCACCAAAGCAAAAAAAGAGTAAACCTAGGAAATAGTTATCCGCTATTCGCCTGAGTGTGACAGGCGAATATCAGGCAACTAGCCTACTTGGAGGAAATACGATAATCCTAGCTGTTATTATTGTAACTGGTTTGTCTGTCAATTGTTTCTATTTGTACTTGGAGACAAGGCCATAATGCGGAGACATAAGGGAAAAACGCATCACAATCCGCGCCATGCATTAAAACAGCATAGAATCAAAATTAGGCTTGCCGTTCTCGTGATCATTGCAATTGTTGTGATGGTAATTGAGGGGATTGACAGGCATAGGGCGGTGCATCTACTTGGTGAATTAACCTTAGTTGCGCCATTAGATAAGCTGCTCGATTTTATAGTTTTCGGCGGAGAGTAGTTTCCCACTAGCGACAGAAAAAAAAGTCTGTCGCTATTAGGCAACTAGCCTACTGGAGAGTACCGGATGAACTATCGCGTATCAATTCAAAATCCGTGGAATAATCAAACGGGAAATTTGTTTTTCCTATCGCTTGCAGAAGCAGAAATTTGCCAATTTGAAGCGCAACAATTCTTACCAGACTGTTGTGTCAACGTTCATTCTGCCGATGATCTATCCTTGTACATTTAGTTATCTACTAGGCTATCTGGCGACAGATAGTCTACTAGGCAACTAGCCTATTCGAGGATACATGAGAAAACGTTACAGTAAACAGAATCTAAACCAGACAGAGAAGCAAAACCATTTTGCGTATAATCAAATGGCCTATATACGCGAGGAAACCCGTGCAAGCGAAGAAAACGAGGTTTTCAAACACGTAGAACAAATGGAGGATAAGAAGTAAATGATCTATCTTATTGTACTGGTTATGATCATTTTAGCTTGTTGCGGAGATTAGCTTCCCATTAGATGCATAGGCGACTATGCATCTATTAGGCAACTAGCCTATTGGAGACAATATGACACGAAAACATTTTGTATTGTTGGCCGACATGATTTATGACAACAATATCAATCCGAACAATCCGCAATTCCTTGCACATCACATTTACAAAGTTATGCACTTGTGCAAACAAGCGAATCCAAAGTTTAACGCTGCTCGATTCTTAGCAAGGGTTAACAATGGCGACAGATAGAATCCCCGATAAGTACCGAATAGAATGTGCGGGAATGAGTCCGCACATTCTAGCCTCATTCCTTGCGGAAAATGATCACACTCACCTAGTACAAATTGGAGTCCATAGTGTGGGACTCGAATCCCATCTTACGCAAGATAATCTACTGACTCTAGTGCAAGGAAAATTTTCAAGATTTAGCAAAGAGGATATATATACTTTGTTCTAGCTTCCCACTAGCAGCGTACTGCATACGCATTATGCTGCTATTAGGCAACTAGCCTACTTGAAAGGATATATGGACTCTCAATCAATCTATGCAAGCTTGATCGGCATTGTGTTTGTTGTAGCCTACTGGCAAATGACGGCTCACAACAAAGGGGATTACTAATGATCTTGTACCATGGGACAATAACGCAGTTCATTCCGTCAATCGAGAAGCAAGGATTGAAACCCACTCCGCGCAATGCTTTTGACCTAATTAACCCAGCAATTCGAGATATAGACGGAAAAGCGAATTTCCTTTGCCTAACTCCGCACAAGATTGTTGCGGAATGGTTTGCTAATTACCGGGCGCAATACTCGCGTACGCAATGGCACGGTATTGTCGCAGGTAATCAAATCAAACTAGGGAAACAAGTTATCCCTGACGCGAAACCTGCATTGTTACAAGTAACGATACCGGAGTCTATAGTCGAGGAATTGAAACCAGACAAGGCTTCCAACGGCCTGAGATTCTATGGGACAATACCTGCGTCAATGCTCAAACCTGTACCAGTACCGAATAAACCCTTAGATAGTGACTACTGGCTACCCGTCGAATTGTAAATCAAATGTGACCCTTTGAGCCTAGCCTAACCAGCTAGGCTCTTTTTATTGCTCGTCTGAATCAATCCTAGGCCACTAGCGGCCCATTCCTTGAGCCTATCGAATCCCCTAGCGTATCTAATACGCTTCTCGGTACTCTGCCCACTTACCAAGCATAATCATATCGGCAATGCTTGCATTTTGTTTCATGGCATTGGCTTTGAATGAGATTACTTGTACATTGCCCTTCACATATCCTCTACTCGCGTCTATACGATCAATACTAGGCGCGTATTGACGTGTTTCGACAGAGCCACCAATTACAAACGGTGTATTGAATACAGGACATCTAGCAGGTATCACAATATCCCCTTCTGTGATGCTACATTCAATCCCTGTACGCTTACATTTGGCCTGTAGATTAGCCAGCATGATCCTAGTTGGATTCTCTTGCATTCGGCGTCTCAGGTATTCTCTGTGCTTCTGTTTGTGCGTCTCGCACCAATGGGTTCCGGGAATAGCTGGGTTTGGGCAGTAATCACAGCAACCTTTGGCTCTATATGCTTCTACTTTTTTATCTCTCATGCTTCTATATTACCATACAGTAACATGTTTGTCAACCTATGATAACCTAGTTGATACTGGTATATCCTATAGACTACGCAGTGAATGAATGTTCATTCAGTTTATCTATTTACTATTTAGTTACGTTGTCAGAATTGTCTATTGTAAATAGGCTATGCAAACATAAGAAAACAAACAGGATATACAAGCTTCTACTAGGCTCTATTAGTTTCTACCCAGCACCAGCTAGACTCTAAATGATCGTAGTAGCACTACTACTTAGTTAAGTTGTTGATTCTGTTGGCCCAAGTAGTACCTAGTCGTGCTACTACTACGGGTGCCAGAGCGCCCCCTAGGGGTTCTTTTCTAGCATAGGCTGGCGCAGCCAATAGTTCCCAGTAGTACCTTAGTAGTACCTATTAGTTAGCGTATTTAATACACAAAAGGAACTCCATAAGATACTATAGGTAGTATAGGTTCCATAGTATATACTAGATATAGTGTACAAGATATAGTAGTACCTATGGGGACACCACAATAGGTTGTATAGGGGATAAAAAGGTGGTCTTTAAGGATTTATTTGATACAGGGTGGTACTTAGGTAGGTATTATAATAGATCGTCGTTTCTAGAGGGGTTATTGGCCGTTCTTGATAGGGTCTACGGAGTACATAGGAGGGCATTGTACATGACTGGCAGGTAAATTAGGAAGTTCTGGTAAAGCTTCTTTCTGCTTCAATCCTAGTAATATTAATTCTCGCATTTCCTTATTTTCGGGAACACCGTGTTCAGCAAAAGCTTTAATTACCTGTTCATAATATGTTAATTTCATTATGTTCCATAGTCATACTCTACAAATAACTCATCTTCACATTTATGACACATTTTAATACAACCATTAGGATCAATACAAGTACACATAAAATGTTTAGTGCAAATATCACATTTTACTGTATGAGGTTCTCCTGCATATTTAGGGTTAGTATATATATTAGTGCTCATTATATTTTCCATCAACCCACTCATCATATGTCAATGGAAACAAATCATCATCTGTATAAAGTGATTTCCAGTTGGCCAAATATTCATCATATTCGCGCACACGCTTCCACTCCTTACGCATACCAGTACAAACAATAGCCACGATAATAATTAATAAAATTGATAGTCCCATTATATCTCCACATCCATTAATGTTCTTACACACATAGCAGCAATTTGAACAAGTTCTTCCTTCATATTGGCCGATCTTTTAATCTGTCCGTCTAAATCCAGCTTTTTAGGGTTAACTTTTACTTGATCCCAAAACTCATCAAATTCCTCTAATATGACACTATGAGCCTCATGTAGGTTGCTAAGTGGCCCATGAAGTTTTACTGCACGAGTGACCTCATTGTTGATATCATTAAGTGCAGTGTGCATTATAGTTAGTTTTTCACTAGGTGTTCTCATATTGTTTTCTATTTACCAATTCCTTTAGTTCAGCAAAATCAAATGTACAATCCATCAAACTCATCGTGTTCAATAGAAACTACTTTAGGTTCTTCACCGTGACATACTCTAAGTTGAACTTGTTTGGTAAACAATGTGTCACCCGTTTCAACATCAAAAAATACAAAATTTCCATTTATACTATCTTTCATAATCCTCCTTTGTATACATCTCCATTATCGTGCCATTTTTCATTTTCAAAAGGTGCTGCTACCCTACGATACAATTCTTGTTTAGCACATTCAAGTGCTCCTATAGCCGCATTGATACTATCATAACATTTTTTGTCATTGATATAATTATCACATAATCGTGTGAATATGTAATTAAGTTCCCCCGGAACTACAACAGCGTCTGATAGTTTTTCAATGTGTGAATCAAATAAATTTCGATTTATATGATTAATATATGGCATTATCGTTTATGCTCCTCACATGCAGTATAACACCAACCATCTGTATATAATGTACCACATTTGCCGCAAACTTCACAAGTTACTGATGAAAGCTCCTCTGCGAATCTAACTAGACGCGAAATACGGTCATTAACATTACAGTAGTATCTTAGTGTGCCAAATTTTTCTTTCACTTGATTTACAGCAAATCCAGTATATGGATACCACACAAGTTTCTTTAAAAATGGCCATTTGTTTCTACCACGCTCAACAATATCATTGTGGTATGGTTCCTCTTTAGTACCTTTACCGAACATTTTATATTTATGTACAACAGGTGGAGACAGTTTATAAATAAAACCATTCCATCTTCTAGAAAGATTCTTCTTGAAAATAAAAAACTTTTTATGTAACCAACTATATCCTAGTTCATCCTCGATAGCTAGACTAAGTTGCCAAATAATATCTAGCCAGCCGTCAGAACAACTAAATCCCCAACACATACAAGTGGTTCTCATATCACTATAAAAATCTTGATAGAGTACAGGAAATCGTTTAACTAGTTTTAATGTTAATTCTTGGTTCATAATTCCACCACAAATTGTTTCCCATTAGGTTGGTACTGTTCATTCAATACAGATGCATTTATAGATATTGCGCGGCCATATGGATAAACTCCTGCTCCACCGTGTATATGTCCAAACACATGTAATTTTAAATTGGGCAATTTATCTATTTTATCTGCTAAATCGGCACACCCAAGATGATCACCATTAGGATAACTTTGATCCCCAATTAACATTTGAGGCCCATGTGTAATTAATACGTCAGTATTATCAGGAATTAAATTCCAATGTTTTTTAATTTCTGCTCCACGTTGTCTATTAAATGCCCAATCATAGAACCATGGTTGAATTGGACTTCCCCAAAAGTTTAATCCCTCAATCGTACAACCGGAATCATTAAGATAAATAGCACCTGCATCTTGTACCATAGGAATCGCTAGTTTTGGATTCTTCTCAAAAAGAAAATCATGGTTTCCAGCTATAAGAATTTTATACTTATGTGGTAATGTTGCAAACCAATGACTGAATTCTAAAATTTCATTTGGTTTACCTTGCATACTCATATCACCAGCATGAATAAGCAAATCACCGTCAGGGACAGTAATTTTATCATGTAATCCGTGAGTCTCACTGATACAAACTATTTTCATAATAACCTAAAATGGACGGTTAGACTGGATTCAAACCAGCATCTTTTGCCTTAGAAGGACAACACTCTATTCGTTGAGCTACTAACCGGATTAAGCAGGACTAGCTGATTCTGGCTTATACGCACCTTGTTCCGACGTAACATCCCTTTCAGATTCCTGCTTAAACTTTGGCTGCGGCAGTAGGACTTGAACCTACACCCACCAATTTAACAGATTGGCGCTAGGACCATCTCAGCTTTGCTGCCTAATTCAAAATACTGAATAACCAATTTTCAATTTCACCGTGTTGGCAACTTTCCATCCAAGCACACAACTCTAATCTTTGTTCATTTGGCAGTCTCAATAAATAAATTCTGAACCACTGAGGAATTTCTTTAGTCATACTCATGCCCTACTTGAGAAAATGGTACAGTTTCCTTTGGAAACCTTAATGGTTGTTGTATAAAAGGTATTCTTACACCAATTTTTTTCTTCCTACTAGACTCTAGATGTTTATCAGTACGTCCTTTAGTAAACTCAGCAATCTCTACCATACACCCATCATCTAAGATACAATTAAGTGGAACAAAACAATATTTGCGCCACATAGGATACCACTTGATAAATCCTATCAACCCATTATTCTTTCGATTGCGTACTTCAAATTTGTTAGTAAGTGCCCCTTTATTCAACTTTCCCTTATCGAGATAATATAGGTACTTACCTTGCCACGACCCATCTGGTAATTGTTCAAGCATAATTCTCAATTGGCCACATTAGGACACTTATTGTCATCATTAGGTGATCTGTGACTTTAACACCTTCTGCCTTTAGTCCTAGCCTCACACAGTCGGGTTATGTGGCCAATTCAAAATGGTGTATTTATATCCCGCCCACCTAAGCGGCTTGAGCTTACGCTCCTACAGCAACTCCATTTACCGAAGATGCTCCGTTAGGAATCATCCACGAAGGAACACTGTTGACATAATCGCTTTTCGCTTTTATGGTTTGCATGTCTTTAAAGCGGCCATACTACTCTACCTGCTAGTGCCATTATCTCTGCTATTCGTGCCGTGACGCCCCCGTTGTTTTTATGGTGGAGGCGAGGGGAGTCGAACCCCTGTTATATACAGGAAAGTGGTTCACCATCTACAGGTTTATTCTCTGCTTTCACAGAAGAACTTAAATATTTATCTATAATCTCTTTATTGACTAAATACCAAGACTCATAATGACCTAATCGAGTGTTACAAATCATACATAACCAACCTCTAAACTCTCCTGTGGAATGATTGTAGTCATAAACAAGTTTAGTAAATGTTCCACAAATTTCACAATTATCAGTTTTAGACTCGCCTGTTGCATCAATACACCCGCTATAAGTTTGAAGTTCCATTCCATGTCTGCATAATAAGACCGTGGGGAATCTTCCGTCAAGAACTATTTCACATTTCTTTCGCTGGCGCTCCCGATTCGGGAACGGCCCCCCCGGCCTGCGGGTCGAGGGCGTCGGCACTGGCGCGGAGCCTAGCGCCACATTCCATCGCTGCTCCATACGTCTGGTCGTTAGCGTCTCGGTCATCAGCTACCTGATCGCACAATTCTGCTGCCTCTCTTAGCGCCTCCTGCTTGACCTTGCGGTCGTGCTGCTCGTTCTCGGCCTCGGCTTTCTCGGCGCGTTCATTAGCTGCGCAGTATTTGGCGAGAATCTCTATGTAATGTTCGTGCCCTTCCTTTAGCTCGGCCCGCAACTTATCGTTTGTCTTTGCTTGATTAAGGATCGTCTGACGGTAGAGAGTATGCCGCGCGGGAGCCGCGCCACTCCCAAACGCACTAAACACAAACGGCCCACGGTAAGGGATTTCGTCACTAGCTATGCTCTGGCGAGGGGGCTGCGTGAGAGCCGAACCTACCGAGCGCAGACGGTCAATTTCTTGGAATAGTTCGCCAAGTTCAGGTTCGTGGACAGCGACCAGCGTCTTGAACCACTGCAACCGTTCCTCTGTCATCATGGGCGTGCCTCCGTCGGGAAGTTTAGGCGAGCGAATTGTCCGTGCTGCGAAGTTTTTAGACCTCCAACGGTCGTTAATGGCTTTTGCTTTTTCTGGATTATTATTTTTCCAACTTGTAATTTGAGCGTTTATCTTTTTTCTATTTTTTAATCTCCATAAACGCATATATTCTCTACGTTTTTCAGTATATACCCCTGATTCCATTCATGCTCTTTCTTCCTCTATCATTACAAGACTATCATGTCCTTTAGGCGCTGTCAAGCCCTTTTTAGACTTTTTTTTACGATTTTTTAATTTATGTGCTTCAAGTACTAGATATCCAAGAAGATAGGCCATAATTTCATTATTAAACTCTGCTCCTATTTCAACAAATAGTCTAAACACAATATGAAAACATTCATGGGCAATCACATCAGGGGTTGCATCGTAAGGAAAAATAAGAGTAGATTTATTACCAAAACATATATGCATAGCTATAAATGGACCATGTTGATTATTTGTCCACTCATCTTTTGCTGCTTGTTTATGAAATGTTCTACATGTATCATTGCTAAAAATCATTTCAATAGGGTGATCAAATATCTCTAAATATAGTTTTTTACGTTTTTCTTTAAATTTCATTATTTCTCCCATGATTGAATAAGTTTACCTATCTGGAGCCACTGTTCGTATGTGAATATATTGGATTTTCCAGCATTACAGCGTTTACAACAAACTACACAATTATTCACTGTATAACCCTTTTTATTGTTTTTTCTATCAAGGTTATAGCCACTTCCGTTTTTATTTGGATAATATTTAGCCCATGTAATAGGTGACTTACAATAATGACAATTTAATATGGTCGTAAATTTCAAAAATTGTTTATATGATAGAACTTTTAGATGTTTGACCTTTGCTTTACCAATAAAAGTATTATAAAGCGATTCATATGGTCGTAATCTATTTTGTCCACCACATTTTTCTCTGTGCAGACACCCACAAGATTTAGTAGCACCGCGTCTTAATGCTGAACTATCAACAGCCTTTATATTACCACAATCACATTTACAAAGCCACTTATATCTGTGTTTACGTTTAACTCTTTTTATAACTAACAATCTTCCAAATTTTTTATTTGTAATATTTATACACTTATTATTCAATTTATTTCTCCCAGTGGTCACTAATTTTAAAATCAGCCTTCATTTCAACTGATTTCATTTTTGGTAATACTGATTTCCTAAAAGCCTCGACTACTTCTTTTGCAACTTGTTCAGAAAATCTTTTTGGACATTGAATTTTGATTTCATCATGGACGAAACCCGTTAACCTAGCATTATAATTTGGCAATATGTGCCAAAGACTGGCTAATGCTATCTTTGCTAGTGAAGCGTTTGAGCCTTGTATTGCATGATTCTTACCTTGACGCTCTATACCCCATCCCATCGCTTGCATAGCGTTTCCAATTTCTTGTGACGAAACCTCTCTGTGTTGGAGATACCATAGCTCCTCTTTATTTGGTTTACGTTTATGAAGTGCAACAAAAGTTTCCATATTCTTCTTCTGTACTTCTATGGAAAATTCTAAACGTTCTTTTCTTTTCTCACGGGCTAATTCTTTTGCTCTTTCCCAAGTCGGTTGAGGAAATAATCTACGCCTCCCAAACATATCAAATGACCTACCATTAATTCTAGAACTTTGACCTGATTTTGTCAAGTAATCCCAAATACGAGGAAAGGAACGTTCATGTTTAGCCATTAATTCTTTAGCTACAGTAAACGATTGTTTTATTTCCTTTGCTAGTTTATTAGGGCCTCCACCATATGCGAGAAGAAAGTTGGCGCTTTTATTATTTTTCCTCAATAGTTCATGCTGCGGACATTCACATTTATGACGTTGAGGGTAGATATCATCTGGTTTTAATTTATAATAGGCACAGGGAGGTAAAATCTTTTCTTTACCATTTTTAATAATTTTTTCACCGCCCAAGCATTTTACTTTAGGCCATTCTTCTGGATAAAGAATTTCAGTCCCTACACTATGAACATCCTCATCATTTTTAAAAGCATTAATCCAAATTGGGTCACCACTTAACTCGGCAATAATACGTAGTTCACAACCTGCGGCATCACAAATTACCATAGAATAACCATCAGGTTCTTTTTCATCTGGAGGGTCAACTATATAACACTCTCTAAATGGTGGTGGAATATTCTGACCATTAGGTTTTTCACTGCTACTACGACCTGTCTCGGCTTCATTTTGATTATAAACGTGGTGTATTTTTTTATCACCCGGATGAACCCAACCTTGTTCTTTACAAGGTTTTTCTACCCAACAGGTTACCCAAGCTTCTCCATAAGTATCAATTTCCTTACTAATTTCCCTATAATCTTGAATTAACTTGATGATAGTAATATTGTTAAACTGCTCAAGTGTGTCATCATTAGTATCTTTTAGGTTCTTTAATCCCTTTATAGTTACTAATACTTTTAATAGTTGTGTACTAGACCCATAATTTATTAAAGCATTCCCTTCGCAGCTTTCAAATTCTTTAAGATTCTTTTTAGTAGCCTTTGATTTTAATTCTTGATAAATTTGTTTATAATAATCTCTTTGTTTCTCCCGTTCTGCTTTCTTGTCTTTACGCGCCTGTCCTTTTAATGCAAGTTCTTCATCAGTTACTTTTTTGTATTTCTCCCAATCTGCTCGTGCAGCATCTACAGCTTCTTGAGGAACTGGTGCTTCCTTTTTTCCAACTAATGGAATAAAAACTTCATCTAATTTAATTATAACGTCTTTTAGTTCAATCTTACGTGTCTCAATGCGCTTCATCCATTTATCATGGTCTATATATTCTCCATGCAAATGCATGTCAACAAATGCACCAATAGCATCATTTTCAATCTGTACAACTTCTTCTAGATTATCACCAGTAACTATAGGATCAATACGTTCTAAAATAACCGTTCCTAATCCTTTCATCTTACGGCTTTTAATAGTTTGTCCAGTAATAATTAATTCTTGTGCAGCTTTAATAGCTAAAGGTAATCTGGTGTCTAGTGCAGCATATTCATATTGTGCCTGTGTGAGTATCCCATCTAATGTAAAAGATTCTTGAAGGCTCTTATCAATGTCTACATGGAAATACCTTCCCATCATTTCTTCTAAAGAAAAGAATGAATAGTCTTTCAGACTATGATATCCTGCATAGATACACTTTTCGGCCAACATGCAATCGTAAAAATTCCAAGTACGTAATCCAAAATTCCAGTAGAAAGTCATATACTCGAACCCAAGATTTGTCCCGCAAAGTAAAAGCTTGCCCTCACATATATATGGCTTTAATTTCTCAATTAGTTTTTTTAATCTCGGTGCTAATTCAAGCCTCTTACCATACTCACCTTGACAATCAAAAAGTAATTGAGAATCCCCATCACAAAATGATAGTAAGTCAATTACAAATTGATGGTCAACATTTCCGAACTGAATTGTTCTACAACGCCGCCACCAAAAATCTTTTGTAGGGGTTGTTTCTATATCTAATCCTACAATCTTCTGTGAATCTAAAAAGGAACACAATTCTTCTAATTGTTCTTCATTTTCAATCACTTGGATATTAAGTGGAGGGTTTAAAACGAGTTGTGAAAGTATTGGCACAGACTTCATCCTATCACATCCAAATTATTTTTGCAAGGGGCTTGACTTTTTTATTGAATCTGTTATACTTGTCTTATGTACCCCGTTTACACACTGCATTTTGATGGTTCATGTTGGCCCAACCCCAATGGTGTTGCTGCGTATGGCTTTACCCTTCATAATAGTGGGGAACTTGTAGCCTCTCAACATGCAGTATTTGGAACAGGAAACGGTATGTCTAACAATGTAGCAGAGTATGAGGCACTTTGTCAAGGGCTACAAGAATTTTCAAAATACGATGTTACAGGGGTTAATTTAAACGTCTTTGGTGACAGTAACTTAGTCATCAATCAGATGAGTCGAAGATGGAAGGTTCGTAATGGGACATATGTTGATTATGCTAAAAAGGCATTAATATTGTGTGTGAATTTGAGAAAACGTGGTGCTAAAATTACATTTGAGTGGATACCTAGAGAGCAAAATACAGAAGCTGATGAATTATCAAAGAAACATTTGGAGGAGAAATGATTTGTGATTCTTGTTATAAAGATAAACCTGATGTTAGAGAAACTGTTGATCCATATGCTTTAGAGATAAACAATGAGACAATTGAAATGAACCTTTGTGATGATTGTTATCAAGATAGATGTGATGATATCTAACTGTTGGCCTATCGTTTAATTGGTAAGACACTAGCCTTTGAAGCTGGATTCCCACGTTCGATTCGTGGTGGGCCTACCATATTTAAAAGGAAAACATGAATAAATGTTTAACATGTAGTATAAACACCAATAACAGTAAGTTTTGTTCAAGAAGTTGTGCTGCAACTTATAATAACAAAGTTGTTATCAAACGTTTAAGAACTAAAAAGTGTGATCTATGTAACATTCTAATACAATCAAAGTTTAAATATTGTACTGAATGTTATAAATCAAGTGTTTTAAATTTAAACACTCCAATAGGAATTTTAAAAAATGCCCGTACTCGAATTAGAACTCATGCCAGAAGAATTGCCAAAGATGCAGGATTATTAGATAAATGCAAAATTTGTAAATATACATTTCGAGTTGATTGTTGTCATATAAAACCTGTAGCAAAATTTAATGAACACACTAAACTTGGTATTGTAAACAGTTTAGACAATTTAATTGGATTGTGCCCAAACCATCATATTGAGTTTGATTCTGGCATTTTAAATATTGGGTTTGTCGCATAGAGGCAACTGCAACGGCCCTTTAAGCCGAATGACGCAGGTTCGATTCCTGCCAAACCCACCATTTTCAACAAGATAAAAATATTTTCAAAAATAGCAACTTTAGGCTTGACAAGGTGTTATAATAGGTGTATAGTTAAACTTACAATTGAAGGTAAGGTAGCGAAAGCTGCGGGTTGGTTCTACGTAATCCTTTTCCCAATAAACAACGTGCGTATCGAGTAATAGCAACCAAAGACTGGTCTTTCCTGAAAAGGTTCTATCGGGGCAACGGTATCGAATCACGTCCTGAGGCATGTGGGTATAGGTAGAGTTCCTCCACAAGATAGCAACATGTTTGACTGTTATAAAGTTTACAGGTTTGTTGTGATTCTAAAGTCCTCTGTGGTGGGTGTATATGTCTCCCATCATCCGTCAAATGTCATTTAAAAGATCATGGTCAGTTAGGGCACAAACAGGTGTAGAACCGGAGAGTGCAGCTATTGCCATTACTACTAAAGACTTACCTCTAGTAGTCTGAGACTCTAATATTCAATAGAATCAATAGGTTACACTACTTTATCTAGTAAACCTATTTTAAACTAGAAAATATTAGTTTTGACGAGAGGAGATTAGTACGTCTAGATGATTCTAGGGGAACGTATTTAATACGTTTACGGGTAAGGTGGCACTGGCGTACACGCAAGTTTTAGGAACTTGTAGGAACTATAAACTCCTTGAGGGTTCGACTCCCTCTACCCGTACCATGGCCGATTGGTGAAATCGCAAACACACAGCCCTTAAGAGGCTGCGCCTTTATTGGCTTCTCGGTTCAAGTCCGAGATCGGCTACCATTCTTAAAATCTGACCCCTTTAGAATCAACAACTTACAGACATTAGTGGAATTTAAGATGTACTTTTTGGTAAATATGGTAAACCAGAAAATAAATTTTATCTTCTTTAGAATCAACAGGTTAAAAGTAATTACTAGTTGATTATTGTCTAAATAGTGCTGCTGTGAGGAATCAGTGTGATATACTAAGTATAGATAGAAAAAGAAGATAGTAAGCCTCAGGGGGAGTCCTTGTAGAACGAACGTAGAAGGCGGATTTTCTCCTCCCATAGGGCAATTGATGCCCTGTGTAAATCCGCTTTCTTTTTAAGTTTCTGAAAGGAACTGTATGATTGATCTACTGATTTATGTTCTCATAGCTGCATTAGTGTTATGGGGTTTGTGGTATATTTTGACTCATGCAGTTCCAGCCGAATTTCGTGGTATAGGAACTGTGGTTCTTGTGGTGTTAGTAATTTGTATGTTGATTTGGCTTTTAAGTTCCTTTTTAGGAAGTACACCACATATGCATAGGTTGTTTAACATGGTTATGGGATGGTTCTAATGAATTACTTTAATCAAATTCGAGCCGCAAGTCGAGCGATACCTAGTTAGGGTCTACTATGGCCCTATTGTGGGTCTGTAGTTTAATGGGAAAACCCTCCGCTTGCACCGGAAAGATGAGAGTTCGATTCTCTCCTTATCCACCAAAATTTGAACGTCAATAGTAGCAAGCAAAATACTGCTCTCCAAAAGCATGAGTTGTAGGTTCAAATCCTACTTGACGCGCCATTGATTTTGAGGAGTTTCAGATAGAGTCGGGTTAGTGAGCAATAGGTTAACGGTCTTTGGATCGAGTGTTATAACTATCCGATTTGGGCCATCGTCACCGGACTCCGGGGAAACCATAAAGCTCTATCAAAAAGTTTACAACGAACGCGCACGTAACATGCATTAGTACGCTAACAAGTCGCGTTATGCCTCTATTGAGGCAATATCAAGCCAGTCAACGTGAGAGTACGTAACCAATGGTTCAACTAGTCGGGGGCTGGCTTATTTTGTGAATCTCTATGGCAGCACATAAAATAAAACTTAAACGTGCTGACCTAGCATATTTCAGAAGGCTCGCATTAGACTCTGATAATGAAATAGAAGCTTATTGTATAGGCACAGAGTCTGAAAATGTTACTACCATAAAAGAATTCATATATCCTAAAAATTACAAAATACAAAAACCCAATGCTGCCGAATGGTCACAAGAAGATGTAGACTATGCAGTGAAACGGGCAAAAGAATTAAATAAGAAGATAATCGGTTCAATTCATACCCACATCAACTATCCACCAGTAATGAGTCCCACAGATTATAGAGAGAGTAAAAAGTGTGGGTATAAAATTCTAGGTATTTGTAGTACAACCCCTAAAGATAGAAAAACAGTAGTTTATTTTTGGACTCTAGATTCGGGGTTGCCATGCAAGATTCAATATGAAGAAGGAGAATAATGTTTAATAAAATTTTAGTTTCCATTTTATCACTAGTGCTTATGGTTGGTGCAGTTGGCTGTGGTAAAGGTACAACCCCCCCAAATCCAAACACAATTAAAGTTCTTTTACAAGGAGCCATTACTACATTTGAGCTTACCATGGCAGAAGTTAACCCTACATGGAGTGGGACTAAATTTGTTGCTGATGGTAGTGCTATTCTTAACGCATGGAATGTTGGTGCAAATTGGAAAGCAAATGTAATTGCACTTCTACCACAACTTGGGCAAGATGCAAAGGACGTTCCTAATTGTAATGCAAAGTGTCAAGATTTAGTTAACATCTTTGTACAAGGAACAGAAACAGTTATTTCTGAATTGAAAGGCCCAACTGCAATGAAATCGGCTAAGTATCAGACCTATGATGCCTATGTTACCGATTGGAACAAAGTGGCCCCTAGTAATGAACAGTTAGTTTATCAAGGATTCTAAAGGATCATCGTGCGTAAAAAGGGGGATAAACACATAGGAGTCTTGAATAAGATTCTTAAAGATGATCGGCTATCACCAAATAGACGGATGTTAGCAGAAATGCTACGTTTGTGGCTCGATGCAGATGATAAGAATGAAAAAGCAATACTACTTCAACTTATTGTCGCTAATTTTGGTTCTAGTCAGAAAGTTTACTGGTTAGATAAAACTGATGATGGGAAACCAAAACAATTTCCTCAAAATTCTATGGATATAAAAGCTGCGGAGGCACTTAAGAAATACTTTGAGGCCATGGAGAGCGGCGAAGAAGTACCAGAGATTGATAGTAGTATTCTGGAGGGGTAATATGAGATACTTACAACCTAGCTTTACTCTTCCATGCAGTGATCATATTAATCAAGAAGAATGGGATAAGATTTGGTCTAACTTCTATGAAGTTGGTAAAAGTGGAAAGTTAGTTCAACCTTTGAAGAAATCAGATTGGTTTAAGGAAAATGATGATGGTGCATAACCCAAGGAGGGTTTATGACAGTTATATTGGTACTGTTAGTATGTGCTATATTTTTAAGCATTGACGCTTTGTATGGAAAGAAACTTATACAACCAGTAAAGAAAGAAAATCTTGGCCCCGGAATTACCTATGTCCCTGAGTTGGGTTGGTGTATGCAAGATGGTGGTACGTTGATTAAAGAGGAATTGAATGCAGGAGATAATAAAAAATCTATTCCTCGGAAATGATAGCGATCATGAAACTGCTGCTGAAAAAGGTTGGCCAATTTTAGTTGCTGCCAAAGATGGCCCACACGGACACAGAACAGAGTTAAAATATACTGGACGTTCTGCTCCTAAAGGTGATGAGTTTTACTATGTTGATCGTGGTAATGTCCGTCATTTAAATTTAATTGACCCGGATACCCCCGCCCTTATTCCTAAACAAGTTATTAATGCTGCACTAGAGTTTATAAAAAAATATCAAGAAGAAGATGTACCAATTTTGGTACATTGTAATCAGGGCCATTCTCGTGGCCCTAGTATCATATTAGGCTATCTAAGAACCATTGGTGAAATGCCCAACGGATTCTTACAGAGTGAAAAAAAGTTTAAAACGATTTACCCACCATATGACCCTAAACAGGGTATCCAATCTTTTATACAAACTAACTGGCGAAACCTTTTGTGGAAAGGAACTACAGAAAATGTTCACGAGAGATACACAAAGGAAGATGTTAAGTATGAAGATGTGGCTAAAGGAAAAGATAAGTGCAGTGGTTGTATAAACTTTCAAACACCTAATGGTTGTGAAATTGTTGTTGGATTAATACAACCCGGAGGATGGTGCCAGAAGTTTGAGCCAAAATCAGACATAAAAGGTTAGAATGAAAACCTGTAAGAAATGTGGTGTTGAAAAAGAGGTTAGTGCGTTTTATACAAACGGAGAGTATATACGTAATGTTTGTAAAGAGTGTAGAATATTAAAACAAAATCAATATTATTGCAATAATAGGGAGAAAATTACTTTAAGGAAAAAAGCATACTATAACAATCATAAAGAAGAATTTAACCTGAAAGCAAGGGAACATTGGAATAATAATAAAGACAGGCTCAATGAGGCTAGGAATTTAGACTATAAAATTAACCCTAAAAAATACAGTTTACGAAGAATTAAGCAGCTTTATGGATTAACTGCTGATGATGTGGAAAACAAACTTCTTCAACAGGAAAATAGATGTGCAATTTGTAGAGAGACTTTTATAAAAGTACCACATATTGATCACGACCATGTTAGTGGAAAAATTAGAATGCTTTTGTGTAACCATTGTAATAGAGGCTTAGGAGCTTTTAGAGACAATGTTCAATATTTAGACTGTGCAATAGATTATTTGAATAAATTTAAGGAGGAAAAAAATGCCACTATTACGGGGTAAATCGAAAAAAGTTATTAAGAAAAATTTTGATGAGCTAGGGGCTGGTAATACTTATGCTAAAACCTTAAAAAAGAAAGGTCGCCAAGCTGCCAACAAACAAAGAATTGCGATAGTATTATCTACTGCTCGAAAGAATAAAAAGAAAGGCTAATGATGAAACTTCCTAAGAAACTTCCAGCATTAGGTGATCCAAAATCACCCGCTGCTATTGTTACTGGACAGAGAGTAAAGAAACTGCCTAGTTTAAATGATCCTAAATCTCCTGCTGCGAAAGTAGTCGGGCAGATTGTTAGAAAATTGCCGCCACTAGGAACTACATATAGTTCCAATAAAGCTTATAATGGTGGAACCTAGGAGAAACTATGGCACACGATGTTTATGATGCAGTAAAAGAGGGTATGAGTGGTAACGAAAAACCTCCAAAGGAAATTCATCACATTCATATTCGTAAGGTTCATGGTGGAAACCATATAGTCGAGCATCACCACATTCATCCCGCTCATAATATGGAAGAACATACTACTCAAGGAACAGATGGGTTGGTAGACCATGTTATGCAGCATATGACTGATCAGAACGTTGGTGAAGCAGAAGCTGATGCTGGTCAATCAGGGATTCCTCCTGCTGCACAAACTCCATTAGCAGCAGCTACAGGTGGAGCACAAACAGCATAGGAGAATTATGAATACTGGTAATTTTGGAACACCATTTGGTACACCCAATAGTCCATTAAGTACTAGAGCACGTCCTAGTACATTTAAACGTGGTGGAAAAGTTTTAAAATCTGGCATGGCGCACGTTGATAAGGGAGAGGACATTATACCTGCTCCTAAGTCACCTAAGACTACTAGAACCTCTAGCGTATTAGATACGCAAGATGAGTTAATTAAGCAGCTTACAGAAAATTGTCATCATATTGCTCATCCTCAAGGTAAGTACATCATGCTTCCGGGTAAAGGAAACCTTAGTCTAGCTGATGATGAGGATAAAATGGATAAACCGGACAATCAAGAATAGGAGAAAAATGAAGAAGTTTATTGCAATTATGTTGTTACTATGTTCAGTTAGCTTTGCAACCGATGTGACTACTGTGGTTAAACCATCAGTTAAACACACTTATAAAGGAATTAAAGTTGTAGTTAAAGCCCCCGTTGTAGCAGTTAAGAGTGTTGGTAAGAGTATTAAGTGGTTCTTTAAAGGTAATTAATTATGAAGAAATTATTTACATTATTACTATTATTAATTTCTATAGGGTTACATGCTCAAACATGTGGCCCCGGTAGTAAAGACTCAGTGTGCTCTTATGGGCCAATTACTATAGCATCTGGTGTAACTACATCATTACCATCTAATGGTGGATTAGTTCCCGGTTTTCAATATATATTTTCTAGTGGCTCTGGTACAGTAACTCTTCATGGTTGTATTGGGCCTATAGCTACTGGTTGTGTCACATTAGATAGTTATACAGGTGGAACTACTGTCCGAACACCAGATGAATTTAGTGTAAAAGCCCCTAGTGCCCCTTATCAATATTTTACAATTACTCCGACTTATGGTGCTGGAACATTTACGGTACTAGAGGTTAATAATAATACATCAAAGGTGGGAGGGAGCAAATTAGACCTTACGGCAACTTCTCCTATTGTGGTGACTCCAAACCCTATTACAGGGACAGGGGATATCTCTTGTCCCACATGTGGAATTGGTTCTGGTAACGCTAATTATACTGGAACACAAGATGTAGTAGCTAAAGGTACAGTAGTAGCACATACTCTTGGAGATAGTACTATTGGAGATGATGGATTTCATGCAACTAAGATCCCTAATGGTGTGGATACTGGAGTAAATGGAAATCTTTTTACTATTACAGATTCTACTGGTGTAGTTGGAAAAGCATTGTGTAATAGTGGCGGTACTGGAATTCTTTGTCCTGCAAATACTACGACTGGAATTTTAGGTGTGGTTGTATATATTGCAGGTGGGTTAGATCATTATTGTTGGTCACGTTGTAATGCTATTTGGGATAATCAGACTGTAATTGGAGATTCTGGATATATAGGTTCTATTGCTGGCGAATTTCACGATAGTGGAAATCAGTTTGACACAAGTGGAGTACAGAATGTTTATGCGAACTCTCTGAATGCTGGAGCCGGAACTGCTGCGCTGACTTCTGTGCTTACTCCAGATCAAGTTGCTGGTGGTTCTATTGGCAGTGGAGGAGGAATACAGAACCCGGTTGTTGTAGCAGGTACAGGTGGAGTAACCGTAAACTTACTTGCTGCCCAAGATGCTACTGACCCCGCACGTTGGATTCTTCCTGTAAGTGGTAATTGCGGCTTGGGGTTTGCTAAGACTACTGCAACTGTAGGTAACAAGTTTGTTCTTGAGGCTATCCCCGGTCAGATTTACACTGCCGTAGCTGATGGTACAATAACTGCCCAGCATGTTCTCATTGGCGGAACTGCTACACCAGGGCGCGTCAAGGACAGCGGAGCTACGCAAGCCACAAGCGTTGCCGTAGGAACCTGCTTTATGGCTAAGGCACTGGCAGGGGCTACGGTTGGGCAGACGCTCCCTGTGCTGTATCTAGGACTTAAGTTCGGCGTCAGCGGAACGGCGACCTATAGTGGATCACCCGGTGTCGGTAAGCCAACTATATCTACCGGAGTAGCGGGGCAATTTCAAGACTCATCTTGCTCAGATTCTTCTGGCTCCGGTACGGTACAGAGTTGCAACACTAATCCTACATTCACTCCTGTATCCGGCTCATCCATCCTCTATACCACCACTACGACTAATACGGGCGATGTGACGGTGAATATTAACTCGCTAGGCGCGAAGCACATTCGGAAGAACTCCGGCGCAGCGGTGCTAGCTTCTGGCGATCTTGTAGCGGCTACGCCAGTGCAACTGATCTACGACGGCACGTATTGGGAAATAGCGACAGTAGGTAACGCAGGCGGTGGCCTGACTAACGTCACGGGTCCGCCCAACATTTTGTCGTGGGTCAATTCAGGTGGCACAGCAACGGCGAGCCCAGCGAACGAGACTTCGGGCTATGTGATGGCCGCTCCTCCTATAGGGACTACTCTAAGCCCGTATCGCGCACAGCCCGCCGCGTTTTGCTCAGTTGAAAATTCCTTAAATGCCTATACGTGTTCTTTTCCCCAAGGGGTTGGAGCGAAGGATTCTCTTTACGTGGCGTTTGTTCGCAAAGATTATACAGGGGAAAATACTACCACCATAACAGACAATCACGGCGAAATCTTTACCAATAATCATGTTGACGTGTATCCTGCCTGGGGCGATGCTTATTTTGATAATACTGAGGGTGGAGCGACTACGATCACAGTGACTATAAGTGGCACGCTTGCCTCTAGTCGCGTTTTGATTCTCATTTGGGATATAGCTCAGACCTCCGGTTTTGATGCTTCGCCAGTAATTAGCGGTTATTGCGGCGGTCCACCTGTGACTACGGTCACTGCAAACGATTTAATCATCGGAAGTTGTTTGAATAGTCGCGATCCTGGGGTAGGAATAACTTTTTTCCCCGGTGCGGGATGGTTGTTTGGTGGACCATCATTTTCGCAGACTTCGCCTTATGATATTTATGGTGGGACTATTTATGCAACGAGTGGACATCCCGGAGTTTATCAACCAATCTTTACTGTTTCGACTGATCCTAGCGATTTTCAGGCGTTTACTATAGCCTTTAAGCCTCTCACTCCTAGCGGATCGGGCGGACCGTGGGCGGCTCAACCTTTCGATTTTTCCTATCTCTGGAATACTTTCCCGGCTTTAAACAATTATCGTCCGCCATTACCTTCCCTCTACCCTGGCGATACCGGCATAGGCTTACACCAAGGCGCTTCCATCAACGCAGAAGCGGTGACTAGCGCTTACTCTGCGCAGGTTCTCTTTGCAATCCCTGTGGGGAATGATCTTGCGCTTGACGTTGACATTTCCGTAGATTGTCACACAGCAACCGGCACGTTGGTCCCTAGCTTCACTTACACCACGGCGGGCGGCGATGCGACTACGATCACGGGATCAACGACGGTGTGCGGGGCTGCGCCAACGTCTATCCGGCAATCTATCCGTGCCAAAGCCGGGACTAATATCACATTTACAACTGCATCGCTGACAAATTCGCCAAGCTACAACGTGAGTGCGCGCGTCACATTACAGGGGGCGCAATGAAACTGCTCGCAATTCTAACCATCGCCCTTGCGCTGGCCGTCAGTGCGGGAAGCGGCGCGTACCAGTGGACGGTGCAGTGATTCGACGCCTCATCGTCGCGCTCGCGCTCTGCTCGCCGCTGTGGGCGCAACTCGCTATGCCCGACTTCCCCTCTGGCGCTCCAGTCAATCCTGCGGCCAGCGTCACAGGCTTCCCTTACGTGGGCAGCGCGGGAAACTGCCCGTGGGTGAGTAGTCACTTCGACCTCGCATCCGGGGCCATAGTTGCCTGCACTCCCAACCCAGCCATATTTACGCACTATCAATCGGCAAGTGTACCGTCACAAGGGGTTTGGGCAATTAAGGTGGCACCATGAAGCTCTCAACGCTAACCCTCACCCTCGCACTAATAACTAGTGCGAGGGAGTTATAAAATACTAGGAGAAAAAATGGCAGAAGAAAAGAACGAACACAACGTTAGTTTATACAGAGCAATGCATCACTTGAGAAAAAATGGCTTGCACAACGCTCTAGGAATTAGTCCAGATAAGGAAATTCCTAAAGACATGGTTGAAAAAGCTACTCATAGTAAAAATAAACATGTGGCCCATATGGCTTCATTTAGCCAAACGATGGGTGATTTTCATCACGGTAGTTAATTATTTGTTGTAAATTCCTAGGAGATAGCCAATGCCTTGTGAACATTGTATTTATATATTTACTAGTCCAAGTGGAAAAGCCTATATAGGCAAGACGAAAGATTTTAAAGAACGAAGATGGGATCATATTACTTGGGCCAATAGAGGAAGTCATTTTCCGTTTCATCGCGCCATTAGGATGTATGGAATAGATAATTTTGAAGTTGAGCTTATTCCTTGTGCAGAATCTGACTTGAATTTTTTTGAGAAACTGTTTATAGCATTTTTTCGTAGTTTTGGCAAGGTGTATAATTGTACTGACGGAGGTGATGGTATGAATGGATATAGCCCATCACCAGAAGTTAGGTCTAGAATTTCTAATACTCTTTTAGAGTATTATAAAAACCCCGAATCTAGAAAAAAGACAAGTGAAGCAACTAAAAGAGGAATGGCTGCTCCTGATGTGGTTGCCAAAATGAAAGCGTTTAGAGAAAAACCTGTTTCAGAAGAAACTCGGCAGAAAATGAGCAAAGCCTCAACAGGCAGAATACCTTCACAAGAAACATTAGAAAAACGGAGTATTGCTCTTAAAAAAATATGTTCTACTCCAGAAGCAAAAGAAAGATTGCGAAGAGCGGCCAGTTGTGCAAATACCCCAGAAAAAAGGTTAGCACAAAGTATAAGAATGAAGGCCGTTTGGGAGGCAAGACGTGCATCTGGATAAATTGGAACAACTAGTAGAAGCTGCATGGACTCATCCTAATTATAAATATAGAAGCAAGGATGCTTGTTTAGATTCTGCTAAAAAATCATGGAATAGACTAACTTCCGATCAGAAAGCATTAGTAACTCAAAGTTGGTTTGATTATTTGGCGGAAGAAAAAAGAGTCACATCAAGTCTAATCAAACCGGACTCTTTAGAATTTCACTTCTATTTAGAGCAATTACAAATTTATCGTTTTCTTTGTCAGACAAACCTTTTCTTTCTATGTCATATTTTGGAGAAGTATAACCTTACCACAATAGAGACACATGAAGAAATTTGCAATGCACATTTCGTAAAAAAAGACCCAACATTTAATAGTTTTGATGATTTTGCCAATCAATATACAGAATTAAAAGAAGATTTATTATTAGTACCTCGTGGCGGATTCAAATCATCAATTGATATTGCAGACTGTTGTCAGTGGGCAATTAATTATCCAGAAGTAACTATAGCAATTATCACAGGAGTTTTATCATTAGCATTAGGCTTTGTAGGTGAACTTAAAGGCCACTTTACACTAGCAGAGACTGGATTAGTGGATGAAAATAAGAAACCAACATATGCTCCTGCAAAGCTTCTAGATAAGTCTACAAGGGAACTTACTACTAGTGTTTTTCAAGTTCTATTTCGAGAACATTGCACTAAGCCGAATGATGGAACACAATTTGAATGGAACTCAGCCGCAGTATTAGGCAGTGGTGATAAAGAACCGACTGTAAAAGCAGCATCTTTAGATCAGGCTTTGGCAGGCTGGCACCATATGATTCTCAAACTGGATGATTGTGTAAATGATGAAAATTCTCGTACAGTAACTAGAATTGAGGCAACTAATAAATCTATAAGCATTATGGAAGCTTTGCTTAATCCTAATGGATTTAAGAATATTTTAGGAACGTGGTATGATAATGAGGACTATTACGGACAGAAAATTAAACAAGAAGAACAGGCATCTAAAGATGAAGGTTTAGAGACTATTACAGGCTCTGTAGATTCTGGACGATTTAATAGTCATTCCTATATTAAGGTCTACCTTAGAGCGTGTTGGTGGTTAACAGAGGAAGCCGAGCAACTTGGTAAGATTGAAGATGAGCTTACTAAAAAAGATTTAGTATTATGGTTTCCTGAAAGATTATCTTACGAGTATTTACATAAGAAGAAAAAGCTTGATCCTTATTTTTATGTAAAGTATGTTAATAATCCTAGGAAACACCATCAAGTAAAATTTCCAAAAGAACTACTGATGCGTAGAACTATTCCTCATAACCAGTTGCCGCAACAAGGCATTATCGTGGCGACCGTTGACACAGCGTATTCAGTTCAAAATTGGGCTGATTATACCGTAATGATTACTGCGCTGATTTATGGGGGACGGTTTTACATAATTAATATGATTCGTGGAAGATTCAATGAATTTGAACTTCCACAGGTTATTGCTGCTAGTGCATTTAAATGGAAACCAAAAAGGATAGCAATCGAAGATTCTGTAGGTGTTAAATGGATGGGACGTGAACTTCGTAGAGAGATGGATAAATTACGAATTACTGTACCTGTTGAATTTGTTTCCCTAGGCTATGGGTCAAAAGTTAATTCTAAGAAAATGAAGGCAAAGCCTGTAGCGAGACTTTTAGGAGATGAACGAATGTTCTTCTTAAATTCTTGTGAAGGGTTGCAAGATATCTATACTGAATTAGAAAAGTTTACTGGAACGGCAGATGATTCGCATGATGATATAGTTTCTGCATTGTCTTTATTAGCAGAAGTATTTCAACCCTATGCTGATATGGAAAGTAAGATAAACTTTGCTTCCACACAATTTGTAGCAGATCGCCAATCAGAAGAAAGATACAATCAAATCTACTGTTTAGGCAAATATGCTAGACAGAATCAAGGTTATGTGGACGATAACCCGACCACGGCTTGGGAATTAGAACAAGCATTTAGGCAAAACGTATCTAGTACGGATAATTATGGTAATCCATTAGAGGATGTAATAGGTGGCTAATGAGGAGAATAAAGTCGTATTGGTGGAACGAAAGACCAAATTTTGGGGATCAATTGGCCCCTTTGTTATTGGAACGATTTGCTGACATTAAGGTTCAATGGGATACAATTAGTCATTCACAGATTATATCAGTTGGTTCAATTTTAGAACATGTCCCCCCTTTATGGGATGGACACATTATTGGTTCTGGTAAATTACATGAATTCTCTAGGTTACATTTACACACTAATACCGCCAAGATTTGGGCACTTAGAGGGCCATTATCGGCTAGAGGAATTAAAGGTGAATTTGTACTAGGTGACCCCGGCTTATTAGCCGATGAATTGGTTAGGCCACAGGAAAAAGTTTTTGACCTAGGAATTGTACCGCATTGGCAGGATAGCATTTTAGATTTTGATGTTCGCAATAGGTGGTGTCCTAAACCATATACATATACAGTTATTAATCCTGACCGTGATCCTTTAGAAATAATCTCATTAATAGGAGGATGTAGAAAAATATTAACCTCATCTTTACATGGGATGATATTAGCAGATGCTTTCGGAATACCAAGGCGTGTTGAGTTTTGTGGAGAATTAGCTCGTGATGGAGGAGATTTTAAATTTAGGGACTATTCGGAAAGCATCAAATGCCCGTTTGAATTTGGAAAGCTTATTGAAGCCTCTAGATTTCATGTTGAAGATCGTCAACAAGAACTTTTTGAGGTATATTATGAGTTGGGTAAAGCGTTTCAAAAAGGGCTATGGAATCAGTTTATTAGTTCCATATCATAATGATCACCAAAGTCGTGAAGTTAATTGGCGATGGTTAAAACGGTATTGGGAGAGACAACTTCCCGGAGCAGAGATAGTTATTGGTGATGATTGTGAATCTCCTTTTTCTAAATCTGTTGCCGTGAACTGTGCAGAAAAACGAGCGACTGGTGATGTGTTTGTTATTATTGACGCTGATGCGTATATTAAACCAGAGGTAATACTAGAAGCAGCGTTTAGAATACGAAAGGCCAGAAAAAAGCATAGACGGCTATGGTTTGTACCCTATAGAAGATTCTTTAGATTAAAGGAGTCAATCTCTAAGACAATTTTAGAGTCACCGCCAGATTGTCCATATGAGATTCCTGACCCACCACCTATAACCTGTGTATTTGATTCTTCTGGAAGCAATATAGGACATTGGTATGGTGCAATGCTTCAAATAATGCCTAGAGAGGCTTTTGAGTTAGTTGGTGGTTTTGATGAAAGATTTCGTGGATGGGGCGGTGAAGATCATGCCTTTATGCGAGCAGTTGACACCCTTTATTGGAAACATAAAACATTACCATCACAAATATTACATATATGGCATCCTATGTTGAGTCCAAAAGGCTCTAAAGAGTGGGTAGTTTGGAAAGATAGGATGTGGACAGGACAAAGTGGCGCTGGTGTTAATGATGCTCTTTCAGGACGCTATTATGGGGCATATGGTAGTTATGAACAAATGTGTAGACTAGTAAATGAAGGAATTGAGTTTGCTAAACAGCATAGACAGCATCACCACCATAAACATCATCACCATCATGGAAGTGTATAATGGAAACTGAAACTGACACAATTCGGACTAAAGGCGCTGTGGCTCAAATGGAACAGCAATTGCCTTGTAAGCAATCATCTACAAGTTCGACTCTTGTCAGCGCCTCCAATTTACCCAATTGTGAGCCTATAAAGTATTATTCTAAAGTGTTTATTGTTGACCTTAAAACCCCACGACCGCGACCTAGTGTTTAACTAATCGCGGAGTAGTCCGGTAATGTCGCCGCCCTGCCTTGGAAGCAGGTGCCTTTAGTGCCCGTAGGGGTTCAAGTCCCTTTTCCGCGACCATTTCATAAATCGGCCAATAAAAATGTTTAGTATCTATCTAGTTACAAATAAAGAGAACAGGAAAGTCTATGTGGGGCAGACTTGTAAGGATGTTGCTGAACGATGGGGAGAGCATCTTAGGCACTCTAGGCGAGGCACATTTAAACCACTCTATAACTCTATCAGGAAACACGGTGAGGAGTCGTTTTCTGTAAAAAGAATTGCTACTGCCGTTGATAATGAATTGGCTGACATTGCTGAAAAATTCTTTATCAAAATGTACCAATCTAATAATTTAGAAAAAGGTTATAACCTAACTGCTGGTGGAGAGGGAAACCATGGGTGGTGTCCATCAGAAGAAACTAGAAATAAAATTTCTACTACTCTTACAGGAAGAAAAAATGGCCCACATAGTTTAGAAACTAAGCAAAAAATTGGTGACGCTCAAAGAGGAAAAAAAGTTTCTCCAGAGCATTTAGCAAATATGATTATTAGTAGAAATTCTCCAGAAGTTCAAGAGAAACACCGAATAGCACACACAGGTATAAAACACACAGATGAAACTAAGGCAAAACTTAGTGCTGCACATAAAGGTAAAATTTTATCTGATGAACATAAAGCCAAAATTAGTGCTAGTTTATTGAAACGTAAAAACAATGAAATGGGGGTTTAATGGCACTTATCGAAACAGATGCGGCTAATCCAAGTCGTCAACTTACGGCAGAAGATTATACATCTAGTGGAGATTTAGAAACGTTGGGAGCCGATTTGAGTTTAGTGGTTGGTAGTGCCTCTAAAGCAGAAGCGTATGTTGCATCAAAACAATGGTCGCTCCTGTTCAGAGATGCAGACATGCTTTACCAGTCACCACGGCCCATGTCGGTGTACGAAAACACATATGTCCTTTAGAATCAATGATTTATAGATTATTGAATTGGGGTCTACTTATTGAAAGATAAGCTAGAGAATTTACTCTAATTGACTTGAACCCTGAAATGGCAACAAGGCGGAAGCAAACGCACCGTGAGAGACTAAACGAGTAAACATCTTTTTGAGATGAAGTGATAGTCCGAACATACAAGAATAAAAATTGTATGAGGTAGGCAGAAATGTTCTATCAATGCTTTTAGCATTTAACAACCAGCGAACCAAATGTGCAACGTTTCACGGTAGCAAAAACAGTGAACGCCATAGTTCCGTCTTTATACAAAGGGTTATTCTATGCAGACCCACCAATGATCCTACGCCCTAGACCGGGAACAACACAGGATTTAGTTTCTGCTAAAACTGCTATGGCCTCATATCTCCTAGATGAGTGTAAATTTAAAACAGAAACTAAATGGGGTCTAGAGCAAATGGGGTTACTAGGAACTAGTATCTGGAAATGGGGAATAGAATATAAAGAAGTAATTAGTTACAAGAGAAAAGCTAGAACCACTACTATTCCCTTTGGGCCTACTGGATCAACATCAGCTAAGACTGATAAAACAGTTGTTCTTGAGGGAGCACCTGATATTGAAGAGACTAAGAAGATTGTTCCTAGACCATTCTTTGAGTGCAAAGCTATTGAACGTGTTTTAGTTGACCCGCATCTTCGTTATGGTGATATTCGATTGGCTGACTTTGTTGTTGATGTAGTTTATATGGATTTCTATCAACTGCGAGATTTAAAGACAGCAATTGATTCGTTAGAGGATGATAATCCTGAAAAGGATGAGTGGCATTTTCCTAAAACGGAAAATGAGTTGATGCAATGGTGGTTACCACCCGCTGAACCGGGAACAATGCCCACATTAACTGTAGACCAAGCAGCATTAGCACAAGGTATTGTCCATCATGCTGAAAAAGAAGGTATAAGTGTTAGTCCTGACTTACTACGTAATAAGCTAGAAATTTTAGAATATGTAGATAAAGGAAGAAAGATTACTGTAGTAGATCGTAAGAAGGTTATACAGACAGGTAAGAATAAATTTAACTGTATTAACTATCTTTCGGCTAATTGGTGGAACCGTCCAAAAGCATTCTTTGGAATGGGACTTGGGTTGATCGTTGGTCAAAACCAGCGTGTAGATCAAGGTACTATAAACTCTATACTCAAGATTCTTTCTTTTGGTGTTAATCCAATTTACTTACGTCAGCGTGATTCTAATAATCCTACACAGATGATTCGTACCGGACTTGGTAAAATTCTTTCTGTAGATGGTGATGTAGAAAAAGCCTACAAGCTGATGGAAACCCCTAAGGTTCCCGGTGATGTATGGAATGCGCTGCGAGAGTCAGAACAAGCTACTGAAAGTTCCTCTGGAGCCGATCAACAGTTAGTACAAGGTTCTACTGCTGGCCCACGATCCTCTATGGGACGGACAGCAAGTGGTGCAGGTATTCAAGCTAATGCGAGTGCAACCCGTCTTGATGGGCCATTAGATAATTTTATTGACCAAGTATTTAAACCGTTTTTATATATCTTAGATATGCTGGTTTTACGGTTTATGCCAGACACTGAAATTGAAGCTATCCTTGGTGAGGAACTCGGCAAAACATTTACAGTAAATTTGCAAGAATATCACGATGCTGCTATGGAATATGAAACGTTAGCAGGGGCTTCTTTAGCTGCTAAACGTACTATGGCACAATCTTTGACACTGATTACTCAAATCTTTAATAATCCACAGCTTCAAGAGAGCTTGGCAGAGATTAATGGTGAGTATATAGATTTTAAACCAATTTTAAAAATGTGGATGGAATCTAGTGAATGGAAAGATGTACAGGATATTATTAAACCTTTAACTCCTGAAATGAAGCAGAGAATGGCTCAAAAGAATCAAACTGCTCAACAGAACTCTAAGCTACAAGGTCAAATGTCCTTGAACAATCAGAAGGCCCAACTAAAGGCTCAAGAAAATGAGCAAACTACTGATCTTCGTATGAAAAGAGATTTTGTATTAGAATCTGCTAGAGCCAATACTGAGTCAGAGGCTGTTAGTGGAGAACCCGGAGCATTAGGTGTAGAAGGTCAAGAACCGCAGGTTGAGTAAAATTGGGATTGATCTTTGCGGCATGGTAGCCACCTAACGACAATCCGTGGCGGTTAGTTAGGAATGGAGCACCGCGTAGACACCGTTTAATTTAAGAGGAGATATGGAACCTGAATTTGAATTAACTTTAGACAATGCTGATAGAGCGTATCTTGTTTCACTAGTATCAATGCATGGTTATAAAGTATTGCATAAAATTATCAAAGCATCTACTTCTAAATTTGTAACTAGACTGTTGAACACTAAAAATTCAGCAGAAAAAGATGTACTATCTAATCACCTAGCTGCACAAGTTGCAGCACAGTTATATGATGATTGGACTAAAGAGATAAACTTTATAGTGGAGCAATATACACATACTCCTAAAGCTTCTGATGCTCCAGTTGATATAACATCTGGTATTCTTGATTTAGGAGATGAGGTAATAGAAAACGTATTAAATACATATGAAGATATTTTGGAGGAGAGATAGGTGCCACATCTTGTTTATCTAATCAAAAATCAAGTAAATAATAAGGTTTATGTGGGAAAAACATCTGTCCCTATTTCTATTAGGTGGTCACAACATGTTTATTGTGCAAATCATGGGGTAGATAGATATTTATATAATGCTATGCGTAAGCATGGAAAAGATCAATTTTCTATAGAGACTCTAAATATAGTAGATACTGAGTTGGAGGCAAACAATTTAGAAAGACTGTGGATTATAGCATTAAACTCTAAAACAAATGTTAGTGGATATAATTTAACATTTGGTGGTGATGGATGTAGTGGCTACATTCATCCAATCGGCAAAAAGAGAAGGAAAAAAGTTCTAAGAAATCCACAAGAGTTTAGTCAAAAAATGCGTGAAATTAGAATCGGAACGCATTTATCTGAAAATGCAAAAAAGAAATTATCTACTTTTAATACATCTGAGGAAAGATTAAAAAAGAGTAGAGTTATGAAAGCTATCTGGACTAAAAGACGAGAGGAGAACTTTAAATGAGTGAAATTCTTATAGAAGATAATGTTCCTTTACCGGAACCAGTAGTTCCTGTAGCACCTGTAGTTCCTGTTGTCGAACCTGAGAAGGAATACCGATATCAACCAAAAGATGAACAGGGTAGAAAATTAGGTGGAGAACAGGTAATTAAATATAAAACTAATGAGGAACTAGCTGAGAAGTTAGTGGAGCAGAATGTTAACCTAGTTCGCGCACTTAGAGAGCAAACTAGAAAAAATCGTTTAGGTATTGTTGACACGGAAAACATTCCTGAGGGGGCTGCGAAGTTTGAAGTTCCTTTGGAGTTTAATCCAAGAGCACTTACTCCTGATGAGCGTATTCAATTTTCTCGTGATCTACTTGACCCTGAGCGATCAGAACAAGCTACCAATACTTTGTTTGAAACAACTATTGGAATGACACCCTCTGTTTTACGAGACACTTTGGCAAAGTTGTCACAAAATGAAATGAAGTTGTTAGCTCGTGTTGAATCTGATGCTTTTATGACTTCAAACCCTGATTACTATAAATGCGTGGAAAATCAGAGTGCTATTACAGGTTGGATGATTAAGAATAATTTAGCCCCTTTACAGTCAAATTTTCAGTTAGCCTATGAAACTTTGAAGAAGGATAATGTAATTTTATTTGGAGGAGGAACCGTGCTTAATGCACCTGCACCTGCACCTGTTGTTGCGCCTATAACTTCTGTTGTTGCGCCCATCGAGGAAGTTGCGCCTACACGAGAAGAAATTTTAGAACCACCTATACCGCCTACTCCTGTTAGAACAGTTGCACCACCACCTACAGGATTAACCCGTATCCCTGCTAGTGATGTAGAGCCACAAAAGACGGTTAAATACACACTAAAGCAGGTTAATACTATGGACGGGGAAACGTATAAGCAGAAACTTTTACATGAAAAAGGTTTTGCTAAACTCGTACAAGATTTAGAAGATGAAGCTGCTTCACAAAGAGGCAGACGTTAATGAGTGAACTACTATTACAACAAGAATTTGCACAATCGGCAGCTTTACTTATACAAAAGGCTAAGGCTATTGGTTACGATGTTACCCTTGGTGAAGCACAACGTTCACAAGAACAAGCTGACTGGAATGCAGCGCATGGGAAAGGAATTTCTCATTCGTTACACATTGAGAAGTTGGCAATAGATATAAATTTGTTTAAGAATGGAAAGTATATTACTGACTCCATGGGTCACACTGAATTGGGTACATGGTGGAAAACCCTTGGAGATAAGTATAGATGGGGTGGAGACTTTTCAACGGCAGATTATAATCATTATAGTATTACTCCTGATGGAGTACGTGGATAACTAACTGCGATTTTGACCGTGGGATTACGGTGTGAATCGCCCAAACAATGGCTGCGGTAAAGTACAGTTGAATCCTAACTGTACCAATGAAGATTCTAATCGGATTATTAGAACCAGTAATTGATGCCAAAAAGGAAGTACTGTCAAGAATCAGCTTGGGGGAGAG